CATCCAACTTCCCGGGTCAGTAGATTCATTCATCCAATGTTGGTGACCTGATGGGTCCAATGGAACATCACGCGTCCCTAGATCAAAATTTTGCCAGCTCAGGACAAATTGTATTGAAATTGGATTTACAGTTTGACCGGCGGGTATGTTTATAACATCGGGTATGTTGTTCAGAACAAACTGTGTTGGTAGGAAATCCACGACAGTGACTTGAAATGTTTCTGTAGATTTCACCGGTTCACCTGAGTCGTTAATCATGGTTAAAGAGATAGTATAATCCCCGGGCCATTTGTATACATGTTCTGCAGATATACCGGTGTATGTGGTACCGTCACCAAAATCCCATATCAACTTTTGCTGATCATAAGTTATAGGTATTGATTTAAATATTACCGGATCGAATTTGTCATTCCATGGGACCGCGCTCACCGGGGTGAGCGAGTTTGTATATATTGTGTTATCTGATAAAACAGTATATCTAATCTGTTCCGTTAGAGACATTTTTAATAGTTATTTGAGCTGCTAGAACTAGTTGACGAGCCGCTAGATGATGGGTCGTTGTATGACCCGTTACTAGACATCATGTCACTGGTGGATACCATGGTGGCGTCTGCTGAAGATGTGTTCAGCATTGCGGTTACATTGCTGCTCCTGGTTACTCTTATTTTGGTTCCAAGAGTTTCTATCTGTTCAAAAAATGGGAATTTAAATGGTGCTAGTCTGTAATTTTGTGTTGTTTGTATCACATCACTAGTATATACAGAGTTCCATATCATCAATGATAACCCTTCCACATATGTACCTCCTAGATCCGGGCGGTATGTGTAAAATGTGTTTATACCTTTGATAGACAATATTTCATTACTCAATGTGGTTAAATCTAAAATCATACCGACACGAGCGCTGGTGGGTTTGAAGTATTCCCGCATGATCGTGACAACTTTTTGTATTATATCGTTACTATTAACTCGACTGTTGTCCTCTTGTACTATCAACATGTTTGTTTTTGTTGACTGTTCATGGTTCAACAATTCATCAGTACCTCGAACCCCTATATCCACCGACATGTACACCGGATCCATTATTATAGGGTCACATGTTATGGTTTTGGTGTTGGACATTCGATTCAATATCAATTCTTTTTGCGCGGAGGTCAAGTAATTGGCACGTTTCGTGAGACTGTTGGTCCGTTCCAGTCTAGGTACACAATATATATACAGGTTGTTAAAATTGCAGCTGGTGCTGAACTGTACCTGATTGGTCAGCACACGAGACTCTAATCCAGGAGATTTCATTCCCATGTCATAGTAATATTTTATATGTGTATCCAGGTATTGTTGATTGTCCAACGCTTTGACATCTGTTATGAAGTTACTGAAATTAGATTTTATATAACTTTCATAATCGTTGATGCTCACGAGTCTGTATTGACTAGAAAAAGTTTTAGGGGCATTTTCTTTTATATCGTCTACAGTTTCACCTGTGTAAAATTTAGTACTAGGGTCGTTGTTCGAGATCAATATGTTGTCTGATTGTGATTGATTCATGTATATGACACCATCTCCCTTCACGTTGTTACTAGCCAAAATACTATCCAGTTGTGATGATTTATATGTCACAACAGATTTGTTGACTGCAGCATTTGATTGTACCTCTCCAGATTCCCCTTCGGTTACGATATAATAAACATACACTATATCACCCTGCTGTAGTTGTTTACCATTCACATTGTTACCAAATTTTATCTCGTATCGTTTGTTTTCATTTTGTCGGATTTCTACTGCTCGGGTGGTTGGTCTCGAGAAAAATTGTGACGCGGTTGATTCGTACTTGTGATACTGGCCACCTTCACCACCTTCTAGTACATACACATCAATACTGAAATGGTCAATGAATGTATTCTCCTCCGGGACAAGGGTCAAAATCTCATTAGGTTCACCAGTTGATGTATATTCCGGATATTCAACAACATTACCTTGATGTAACAGTACGTCTCCAGAAAATTCATCGAGTTGTTGATCTTCTACAATGGTTTTCACAAATGTAACATCTGATGTGAAGCAATATTTAACACCTTTGACTGACACTGATGAGTATCGCGGGAGCGTGTATGTACCCGGTACAAGCGAAGAGTTAGCAGATCCGGTGATTGACAACACCGGGGATTGTGTACCTATTGGTTTGTAGTCCAATGACTTGACAATACGGTTGATGTTTTCATATATTTGTGACTCGGTGAACAGCGACTCGTTACTGGTGTTATTTAAGTAGAACAACAGCACATGATAAGCATAACTTACAACATCTATGAATGCATTTATGTTACTCCCCTCGTAGTTTTGATCTGTAAACACTTGATTGGCGTTGAGCCTTTCAATTATCAAATTTTTCAGACCAGCGGCATCAAATGCAGCATATCCTTGTTTAGGTAATGAAAGTTCTATTTGATCTGAATTTTCTCTGTAATTTGTCATGTTAATAATTTGTTGATACCCCTGTCTCGGTTAGAGTACCAGTGTAATTAAAATCTTTGTTTGTTTTCAGGGCCGGTATGACCAGATGTATATTTATCTCATATTCATTCTGATCCGGGCGCGCCACAACATTCACATTCTTGAGTGTCACACGAGGTTCATATAATTTTATAGCTTTCACTATCACATTACCCAATACAGTGGCAGTGGTTTCATCAATAGGTTCGAATAGGTACCTTTTCAAATCTGCTCCAAAAGCCGGGTTCAAAATTTTCTCTCCAGCAGAAGTGTTGAATATGTTCGTCAGGCTGTTGCTTATGGCTTTGTAATCTTCAGATGTACCCAGGTCTGTTGATAGTGACTCGCTGTACAGTTTGTTACCACCACCAGATTCTTCCATACGGAACTCGTAACTAAAATCATTGTATGTCGTTGTTCCGGTGGATTTGGAGTTGCCGGTGTTTTTTGGTTTTAACGTTGTGACATTTAGCGCCATATCATTATTTATCTACAAACATCAATTAACAATAAAGATGAAACTGTTAAATGCTGTTATTTAGACTAAATAATTAGAGTATGAACAGCAAATTTAATGAATCGTTTACAAGAGAAATGAATAGATTTCAAATAACCAATGAGTCTACACAGTTTAGAATACCACATAATAGAGAACGGACCGGTGGGCTCACACCTGGAGATCGTGTGAAATTTTCAGAAAAGATTATATCAAGTAATTGGTTCAAATCACAGCCAGGGAATGTACAAGAGATCGTCAGAGAGTTACATGATGGTGATTTAAACTTGTTTGTTGATGAAGTGCATGGGGAAAGTGGTGAAGGGGACAAGATTAATGTTGTTATTGCCAGAGAGTTGGCACCGGGTTTTCAATGTCAAAATTCTAAAGTCACTTTACCGGCCAATTTATGTGAATTTCTCGGATTAGCTGGAGAACGAGCTGCTGCACCTATACCTGATAGCTGGAGAGGTCCGGAGCGTGTCACTATCAAACCGGAACCGGTTAAGATGGAGTCTGATGAAGTCGCGGATTCACCGGAGGAGCAGACTAACAAGACTGATCACGGTGATTGTAAGTTGAGCGACACGGAACTTACGTTGACTGACAAGAACATTCCCGGTCAAAAAGGTGGTACATACACCTCGAACTATCTACCTAGTAGCTAGTTGTTCCAACGATATACAACAACTGTAAAAGTTGATCTCTTGATCTAGCACCATTGCTGACCTGTACAGATGTTCGGATATAACCAAGAGTTGTTTCTTTGTTTCAATTGTTGATTGTTGAGTGTCAATGATATAGTCAAACATCTGCTTCAATAGGTTTGTATAATCATTGTTGAACAATTGTTCGTTTTCAATCACTAATTTTCTAGCTTTCAAACTGTCGTCTTGTATGGTTTTGAAAAGTTGATGTATAAACTCTGTATGTTTCGTGTATGTACCTATTTCTAACTCACCATTGACACAACATTTCTGTAGCTCATTTATAGTTTTTCTCAAATCCGGATAATAGTTCTTGATCAGTTGTGATATCAATGGTTTTTGAGATTCAGACACGTTGATATCTTCCTGTTTCAATATCTTCACTACTCGAGTGACACATCCATTGATAGGTGGTGTCAAGTCAAATGACTGTGACCGGGATTGTAGTGGTTGAATCACTCGATGCTTGTAGTTGGCTGTCAGTATAAACCTGGTTGTTTGACTGTACTCCTCCATTGTGTTGCGCAACGCGCGTTGTGCATCTATAGTCAAACCATCCACTTCATCCAGGATGATAATTTTTAGACTGGCAGACAATGACCTAGTTTTAGCAAAATTTGTAACAGCTAATCGGATGGTATCAATACCATTCTCGTCACTGGCATTGATGTACAAGTACTGTGGGTCGTTCAGGATGTCTTTGACTATGATCTTGGCCAGACTAGTCTTTCCTATACCCGCGTTGCCTATGAACAGCAGATTAGGTATCTCTAGTTTTTGTTTGAAGCTTTTGAATACATTTATATTCTGTTCACTCAGCACTATCTCATCCAATGTACCGGGACGGTACTTTTCCACCCATAAATTATCAAACATCTTTGTTATAGTCAGGGTTTTCTATGTAGTCCGGGTCTCCTTCATCCATTTTCATGGGATTGGGTATATATTCCCCGGAAGCTAGTTTTTCTCTTAAAATACCAAACCCGGGATTGGACAATTTATCATCAAAATAGTTTGATGGTTTAGATTTAGTAATTTCTGGATCTGCTAGGGTGGCCCATCCATGTTTTGTGACATTATCTAGTGATGCCGGTGTATCTGTATAAACATCACGTATACGCTCACTATATGGTGGTAACCCTAAATTATCTGATGATCCAAAACCTTTAGCTCCTCTATCAGAATCAGTTACCTCGTCAGACCACTCACAATCCGGTTGGATCAACGGGTACACTACGATTTGCGCGATTTTATCACCGGGTTTCACTTGCAGGTCTTTAGTCTCATGAAAATTGTACAATTTTACTCCCAAATCTCCGCGATAACCATTGTCGATCACCCCTAGATGTGGTTGGATACTGTTTTTGAACCCTAACCCGCTTCTGGGTTCGATTTTAAACCAATAACCTGGTGTGATATCTGCTAGAGTCAATCCAACTTCAACAACTTTACTAGTTCCTGGTGGTAGCCATGCACTCTCAACCGCGGTTAAATCGTAGCCAGTGTCACCAAAATACGGTTTACTGTTGTTTGCCTTGGGTAGCACCGCGGCATCATGTGTTTTTTTAAATTTTAATACTGGGTTATTCATTTATCAATGTCTTTCCTTTAGAGTTCGGGTTGGTACTTTCCAACACCCCGATCGCTCCATGTTGTTGCAGCCAAGACAGTAACATTTGTAGTTTGTCTGCTTGTAATTTATAGTCTATTCCGTTCACTGTTACTTTAATCATGTGTTTATTATAGTATAAACATTGTATTATTTCAAGGCTGGGTGTAAATAAATATATGACACAAGATGTGGATCAGGAAGAAGACCCGTTTGATGGAGTGCAAGATTTAATAAGTCAGTTGCAAACCGGGGGGAGTGAAACCAACGAGATAGTCGCGGTTGCGGAAAAAATGAGTCTAGACAAACAAGAGTTGGAACAGTTTATACTTGACAACCAAAGCGCGTTGATTAAAGACAGTGTGGATGTGTTACAGATAATGAAACAATATGTTGCTGCAGCACCAAACGCGGAAGATATTGGTAGTTTTGCGGAATTGTTGAAAGCGACCAGTACAGCCATAGACAATTTAACTAAATTGCACACTAGCAATCAACGGGTGGAAACTCAGGTGAAGATAAAACAGATGGATATTGAGGCTAAAAAGGTTATTAATGATGATAACAACATGGTCAAGTTAGTGGGAACCCGAGAAGAAATATTTAATAAAATGTTGAAAGAGAGTGATGTTATCGATGTAGAGGTTGAGCAAGTAGATGAGGTTAAAGACCCATCATCGCCTTGATTTTCTGCAGCAATGAAGCTTTTCTTTTGGCTTTCATCGCTTCATCTTCTGATTTTTCTTTTGCCAATCTAGCGACTCTGGTTTTCTTGTCCTCGCAATCAACACTCAACACGCAATTGTTTGTAGCTTCTTTTTTAGTCTTGTACAGTTTGTTCTTGAGTATGTCTACATTGATCTTAACCTCTTCAACATCCAGTTTCACTTTTTTGAATTTGTAAGAGCTTTTGTTCTCTCGAGTGTTGAACCATTCTACCAATCTCCACAAATCTTCATATTGTTTTTGTAAGGTTGTTACTAGTTCAGTCACCAGTTTGTTCATTCTGGTCCGATGTTCAAAATCTGTAATCAAATTGTTACCATGAGAGTCCTTACTACTATCCTTTTCTAGTTTGTGGCTGTTCGGTCCGGATATTATGTTGATCAAATTTGTCCGGGAGTTTGCATTCAATAGCTTGCTCATTTTTAAATTTATCAATTGAGTGTTAGTGCATAATTTGTTATGCAATTTGCTGTTGTACACCATCGGCGGGTCGTACTGGTCTACACCAATGTCAAACAGCGGTAACACACGATCATCATCAATGAAATCCACCTCTGTCAAGCATCCTATGCTCTCACTAATGTCTTTGAAATATACATTAGCGGAACCAGGTAGCAGTTTTTCACATTCTTTTTGAATTACCGGGTGCAACACTCGGTACTTCTCTATCCAATATGCTAGGAATTCATCCTCTAGACCAGTACCAGCGTCTTTGTCAAATCCTATTGTACTGTCTGTCACCGGAGAGGGTGGTTTTCCTTTTTTGTCTTTGCTGCCACGTGGACTGTCTTTGAGTTCCAGCTCATTTTTTGTTAATTCAGCGAAGAATTTAGCTTTGTCTGTCACCGGATCAACAGTCACATCAGTATATTTAAATATTTGCGCGATCGCGACTTCTTTGGCGAATTTGTTGATATGTTCGTTATAATCTGTAAAAGCTTTTACGAAGTCTGTAGTGTTGGACAGATTTACATCTGTCATTTCCGGGTTTGTAGTTAATTCAGCCATCACTCAATTATTTTCTTAACTTCAAACTCCGGTTCAGCATATCTATATGGTTTGACACCTAGTATTTCATTCTTGTATGTCTCCCCATCGAACCTATGTTTCACATTCACCACGAGGTATTGACCTAGCACCTTCTCATCAAATTCATTATCAAAATAAAAACCTTGTCGATCCAAACTGAAGAAACGACCGGAGCGCCGGTGAGTTTCACCTTTTATGTCCAAGCTACAAGCATTGTTTAAAAAAATTAAATTTTTATATAATTGGTTTCTACCTTTGACTGCTCTAATTTTCTCATCATTACTCAATGTGTACATGTTGTTCATGACTTTGCGGTTTTTCTTACCTGGTGTTATGTTGAAACTAACCGCTGGTTTACCATCTCCTAAGAAATTTTTCTCGATATAATTTTTTTGGAAATTTTCTGTGACTGTTTGAATTTCATTGTTGTATACATCCACATTGAATTCATGAGTACTCATGTTATAACTATGAACAGCATATGTTGTTAGTAATGTTTGATTATCCAGTCCGGCCAGGTCGGAAAATTTCCAATCTTCTTTCTCTATTTCCATCACTTCACCTAGTACCATGTTTTTTCTACTCAATTTACCAAAAGGGGCCGGTAGGCCTATAGCTTTCATGCTTTTCTTTTTACTGTTCAAGTCACTCAACGTGTATTTAGGTGCTTTGTTCTTGGCTCCAAAGAAACTCAACCATGATGGTAACCCACCAGCGTGGTATGATATTTGAAATTTATCGAATTGGTAGTCTCCAGCTTCTTCACCCTCCAACGCCTTTTCAAAATACTTACTAATGGCTTGTAATGACCATTTTTTAGTGAAATTATCATATTTCAACACTCCAAAATCATTATCAGCTGATGAGTCACTCACGTGGTGATCCATCAACCAATCTAGATCGTTGATTCCTTTGTACTGCGCCGGGGAAGAGTAAAAAACTTTGGTCCCACCTTTGTCCCATTCATCATCAAATTCCGGTTTTTGATCCTCTAACACCTGTTTTATATATTCCTGTATGGCGGTGCCACTGTCAATGCTTCTATCCTCGTTGTTGACATGTCTACGTTTTTTGTCAAAAGCTGGATCAGTTTTGCTTTTGACCAGACTTGTTGAGTAATGCGCGTTACGTTCCAACAACAACTGATATCTCAAATCCCAAAAATACAATGTTTTCAATTGATCACCACTCTCTGTGTATTCTTGTTTTATGTCATACACAGCAAATTCATTAGCGAGTTTGTAAATATCATCGTCTGGTTGCGCTTCCATCCCGGATACTTTGGCTATGTGAGATTTCACTGCGTCTATTTTAGGGGTGATACTCATTGAAATTATGTCGCGACCGTCTCCTCTCACTTTGTAACCGGAGCTGAGACGTAACATGGACAGTAGCTTGTCCGGACCAGGTGCGCGTTCCAAAGCATCTTCATTGTCTTTCAATGTTATGTAACCTTTTGTGTACCAACTGAACATGTCGTCCTCAATGACTAAATTTTCGATACCACTCTTGCTGAACAAGCTTCGTTGTTTGCCGTTGTCTATAGCTATACAAAAGAACAGATCTCTGTTGTCTACTGACACGGTGTTTCGCTTGGCCCACTTGTTTACATATTCAGAGAGCTGTTCATCACTGCCAAAACTTGGTAGATTTATCATACTCTAGGTCGCAGTGTTTGGGTTATTTCATCCACTATGTCTCTCAGATACAGTGGTTTTATGATGTTGAGTTTGGTACCACCAGGTACCAAATCAAGCGGAGTGTCTATGGTGTGTTTGTTGGACAAGTAAATCAACCACCACAATTCTGTAGTGCTGTACACCCGATAGCTTATGGCAGTCCATGACATGTCAAATTTTATCACAGTTTGATCAAATGTCTGTGGGTCTGCAGTAGACATGTCGATGTTGACTTGTCTTAGTATGTTGTATATGTACTTATCATCTTTGATATACATTTTGAATATGTTCTCGTACCTGGCGTCGTTGATAGATTCCAACTCAGATATTTCGTTATGATATGCACCTTGAGCGTCCATGTTATTCCATTTGTTCGGGTAAAGGTGACACACTCTCTGTTGCAGCATCAACATTTTCAACCCCGGTTGTTACTAGTCGGTCCACATTAAAGTACATGAAGTTTTTAGTGTTGCCTACTAACTCTTGTATGTTCAAAGTTATCATGTACGCTTCTGGAATGGTCACCTGTATATTTTTAAATTCGTCTATATCGTCAAATGGAATCGCTAGTGGTATCTCCCGGCGCGATCCTAGAAATTGAACATCAACACTGGACATGTATGCATATGGGCAGTATGTTACACCAGGAAATGTGACTTCGTATATACACGGTGGCATGATTATCTGTTTACTGTCTCTGTTGGGTAGATTTTGATACACTAGCATGAAAGCTAGTTGAAAGTTCCTTATCATGTCATCATAATCTCCGGTGTTGTACAATGGAAACTGTACCTGGTAGCTTCTGGCATTTTGACCGTGTTGATAGAATTTAGGTTGTTCGGTGTAATAACCACCACCAGCAGCGGTGAATGCTTCTCTGAACTGACCAATCGCGTCAGGGGCGTCAGCCAACAGACTGGCGATTCCGGAAGCAGCCCGACCTTTCTTGCTCTTGGCTCCTCCTAGCATCTGTGAAATGGTGTTACCGGCTCCTTTGATCATTCCACTAGCATCGGCACCGGCCTGGAAACTGTTCGAACCAGTTTTGAGGTAGTCTCCTTGTAAACTGGGTATGTCGTAGTAAAACCCGGTGTCGTCCACCTCGTACAGGCCTGTGTATGCGTCCATCACATCATTGAATGCCACTCCTAACGCAGTTCCAATTTCTGTAGACTGACCTAGAAAATATTTTGCCCGGGTGAGCAAAGCAGTTTGATCCTGGACCATCTCTTTGAGTATCACACGGGGCACTTCGTCACGTTCGTCATTCAACGTCCAAGAGAAATGTCTGCTCACATTCACGTAGGTGTAGCTAGACATGTCCGGTTCTATGTCCTTGCCTATACCATCTGAAAATATAGCACCGGTTCCGTTTGTACCTATAAGCTTAGGTGCGGCTTGCCCACCTACCAATGGTCTAGAATCGAAGTGCCAAATGTAGTTGTAAGGTGGTTTTGCCATTTAATTATTTAATCTGTAGTTGTATTTTACAAATTAACTATACAACGAGTAATGACCAGGTTTGTGTTGCTCGTCTATGTATTTTGACCGCCATCGACTTATGGTGTCTGTATCATACTTGTTGATCACAGTGGTGCTGTTGCTACTGCTGTTGGTTGTACTCACCGCGTTGTTACTAGGTGGAGTTTCATCTTCAGATTTGTCCTTACCATAATTCTCAACACCTCTCATCATGGCCGCACCGGCAGATTTAGTTTTTTCTCTCAATGTGGATGCACCCTTGAGTATCCCAGAGCCAATGGAAGATGTACTGGCCTTTGCCAACATGTCTTTGGCCACCCCACTAGAAGATTTGACCGCATCAGTTAAAGTGCCTTTGATTCCATCTTGTTTTATTTGCTCTTTAGCAGCTTTCAATTTCCCAGGGACTCCTTTGACACTAGATGCAGCTTTTTTACCCATGGAGGTGGTTTTTTCTTTCGCGGTTCCTAATAAAGAACTAGCTTGATCCATGTAACCGGATAATCTAGACCCGGGTACTGGTTTTTTGATTCGATCTTGAAATGCGGATTTAGATTTTGTTAGAAGTGATTTACCTTTTGCGGCCACAAGATCTTTAGCTGAACCAAGTTTGTCTTTGATTTTGCCTTTGGCTTTGTTGAGTGCATAACCACCAGCTATTTTCAAACCTTTGCGACCAAGTTTAGTCTTTGACATGCCAACCATGGTGCTCGCTTTGGGCATGTACCATGGTGTCATCGAATCAATTTTACCATACGCTTTGTCTTTCAGCTTACCACCAGCTTTTCGTAGTCCACCCACACCTTTGGCAAGCAGTCCGGAGCTAGTCTTAGGTTTAGATTGCGCGATAGGTTTCTCATTACCATAACCAAAAAAGCTTTTTGTTTTATCCCACCCGGACTTAAACATACCACCTATTTTCGCGCGACGTTCTTTAGCAGCTGTTTGGCGTGTTTCTCGACGGTCAGCTGCTTTGTCCTTGAGTTTTTGCCACCAAGATTTCGGCTCGATAGGCCTGGTGATTGGCTTGCTAGGTATCAGCTTGTCTTTGAGAGCACCTGCCCGGTCTTTAAGTGTACCTACCTTGTCTTTGATTTTGCCTTTGGCTTTGTTGAGTGCATAACCACCGGCGATCTTCAAACCTTTGCGACCAAGTTTAGTCTTTGACATGCCAACCATGGTGCTCGCTTTGGGCATGTACCATGGTGTCATCGAATCAATTTTACCATACGCTTTGTCTCTGAGTTTACCACCGGTACTCTTCAACCCTCCTATACCACGAGAAACCAATCCGGAAGAAGACCTAGGTTTAGTTTGTTCGGTCTTGTCATCACCAAATCCAAACAAACTCTTTGTTTTATTCCATCCGGATTTTACCATGCTACCTAATCTTGATTGCTTATTTTCGCTAGGGGAAGCTTCTCCAGGTGTTTTTTTCATGAAACTTTCTTTAGCTTTTTGCCACCAGGTTTTAGGTTTTGCTGGAGTAGCTTTTGGAACAGATGGTGTCTTATCACCACCAGAAAACATACTGAGCATACCAGCAGCTGGTAAACCTAGCATACCCATACCCGGTAGAAGTTTACCGGCGGTTGACATAAAGCTTTTAGATTTACCAGGTATTGCTTTTGTACCGGAAAGTAATTTTGATCCCATTTCACCGCCTTTGGATAATGTGTCTTTAGCAACAGTACCAACCTTGTCTTTAGCTTTCTTCATCGCGTAGCCACCAGCCATGGCCAAGCCTTTGCGGCCAAGTCTACTCTTGGACATTTTCGTCATGGTACTGACTTTAGGGACATACCATGGGGTCATGCTGTCAATTTTGTCAGTTACTTTGCCTTTGAGTTTGCTTCCGGAGGCACCAATTTTACCAGCCAGGTCACTTCCTTTGTCTTTAGCTTTGGATAATGTGTCTTTAGCAACAGTACCAACCTTGTCTTTGGCTTTTTTCAGCGCGTAACCGCCGGCCATGGCCAAACCTTTGCGCCCTAACCGGGATTTTGACATTTTCGCCATGGTACTGACTTTAGGAACATACCATGGGGTCATGCTGTCAATTTTGCCGGTGACTTTGCCTTTAATATTAGACCCGGTCGACATGGCCGCGGATGCTAGTTTTTTAGTCCCGGAAAGCGCAGCAGATGTTACACCTTTACCACCAGTGATAGCCGCATTGGTAACTTTACCGAGCGGAGATGCTTTGAAATTGTCTTTGATTGTCCCGACGGATTTGGATAATAATGATTGATTATTTTTAGGTTCCGGGTCATTTCCTACAATATCTTTACCTGTTAATTCTTCAGCATCAGACTCTTTGCTGTTGTTAATACCAGTTTCAACAGCTCTAGACATTGAATCAACAACCGGGTCTTCTATATTCACTATTGTCTGTCGCGTAGTTTCAGAATCACCAGTGGTTGGTAGTTGTT